TATAAAAGAAGTTTTATGGATAATCATTACATTTATAAATTAACATCACCAAATGGTAAAATTTATATAGGCCAAACTAATAATTTGGATGGTAGACTTGCGGAGCACAAAAGTAATTCTAAATGGAGAAAAACAAAATTATACAATTCTATTAGAAAATATGGATGGGATAATTTTACAAAAGAAGTAATAGGTACAACTGAAACAAGACAAAATGCAAATCTATTAGAAGAATCTTTAATTCAAAAGTTTAAAGCCACAGGCCATAATGGTTTGAATACTAGAATTTCTGCGGAAGGTGGTGATGTTTGGGAAGGTAGATACGATACACCGGAATATATGGACTTTGTTGCAAGAATGAAAGAAATCAATTCAGGCAAAAATAACGGTATGTATGGAAAGACACACTCCGATGAATCAAGGGATAAATTAAAAGAAAGAGCCAAAGGCCGTTTCACATTAGATTGGTATAAGGAAAGAAATGGTGATGTGGAAGGTGAGAGATTATATGAGGAAAGGAGAGTGTGGTTAAAGAGTAGAAATTTGAAGAAAGATGAGAATGGTAGATTTTTAAAAGCAAAGTAGAGGTTTCCTAACTATTTTATATTTATAAGAGTATTAAACCGAATTACTTATGGCAGCAGGAAAATACTCTTTTATAATAGAGCAAGGAGCAACAACAAATTTTCAAATCAATTGGAATGATGAATCAGGTTCAGCCATTGATTTGAGTGGTTATCAAGCAAGAATGCAAATCAGACCAAATGTTGATGCTAGTGATGTCTTTCTTTCACTATCATCATCTCTAAAGTCCGATAATACGGGAATCAATTTAAGTGGTTCTAATTTTATAACTCCATTGGCAAGTGGTTCAATTGGGATATACATATCTGCAGTATCTTCATCCGCATTAAATTTTGGTGAAGCATTTTACGATTTAGAATTGGTAAAAGGAAATGAAGTTACAAGATTATTAGAAGGTAAGGTGAAACTTTCAAAAAATGTAACACGATAATAAAATGGCAATAGAAATAACTAAAAATCTTACACAAGTAACTATATCAGGAGTAGGAGTTCAGGGTATAAAAGGAGATATTGGTACAATAGGATTATCTGGAACGAATGGTATAGCTGGTACATCCGGAACGTCTGGTACAAGCGGCTCTTCAGGAACTTCTGGCACAAGTGGCACCTCTGGAATAAACGGAAGTAGTGGTACAAGTGGCACATCTGGAAGCAGTGGCACATCGGGAGAAAGTGGAAGTAGTGGCACATCGGGAACAAGCGGTACAAGTGGTACGTCTGGAACTTCTGCAGATACTACATTAATTAATAGAATACTACAAACTACTGCATCATTAAATGCATACACTGGTTCAAATGATTTGGTTTTACAAAGATTAGAACAAACAACCGCATCATTAAATGCATACACTGGTTCTTCTATTGGTATTGATAATGGGCTGATGACATATACGGCATCATTGAAATCAGCAATAACTGTAAGTGGTACAAATGTTCAAATAATTGGTGAACTTAATGTAGGTAAACTAAACGTACAATATATAACTTCATCTGTATTATTTGTAACTGGTTCTAATATAATAGGTGACCAATCTACTGATAAACATGAATTTACTGGTTCGGTTAATATCAATGATACATTATTCATAAAAGGACAGGCGATTGGATTGAGTGAATTAAATCAATTTAGTGGCTCGGTAAATACTTACACATCTTCTAATGATTTAGTAAGAAATAGAATATTACAAACAACTGCTTCACTAAATACATATACTGGTTCAAATGATAGTGTTGTTCAAAGATTAATGCAAGCAACGGCATCACTAAATACATACACTGGTTCTAATGATAGTGTGATAAGTAGAATATTACAAACAACTGCTTCACTAAATACATACACTGGTTCTAATGATAGTGTGATAAGTAGAATATTACAAACAACGGCATCACTAAATACCTACACTGGTTCTTCTATTGGTATTGATGGTGGATTAATGACATATACGGCATCATTAAAATCAGCAACAATATTCTCTGGTTCTTCTCAAATTGGTGAGATAGTAAGATTGCAACAATCAACTGCATCATTAAATACTATAACTGGTTCGTTGATTGGTATTAATAATGGGTTAATGGCTTATACGGCATCATTGAAAGCAGCAACATTAATAAGTTCATCCGCACAAATAACAAATTTAGGATACGCAACAACCGGTTCAAATGTATTTATTGGTTCACAAACTATGAGTGGTTCTCTAAATATTGTACCAAATCAACTATCAATAGGAGATAGTCTTGAAGGTGGAAAGGTAGCATACATTTTACAAAGTGGCGATACTGGTTATGACCCACATTTAATTAAAGGTATTATAGTGGCAACATCAGACCAAAGTACCGGAATTCAATGGTATAATGGTTCTAGCACTACCACAGGAGCAACAGGAACTGCAATAGGAACGGGGTTGTCCAATACAGATGCCATTATTGCAAGTCAAGGTGCAACATCTACTAATTATGCAGCAGGATTGGCGAGAGCATATGGAGGTGGGGGTTATTCAGATTGGTTTTTACCATCTAAAGATGAACTTAATCAATTATACATAAATAGAGTTGCTATTGGAGGTTTTACAAATAACTACTATTGGAGTTCTACGGAGGCCACCCAATTCTACTCGTGGAGGCAGAACTTGAATGATGGTACTCAGGACACCCTCGGTAAGAGCGGCACATACTATGTTCGCGCAGTTAGGACTTTTTCAATCCCTGCATTAACTGTGGTTGGTAATACAACTATATCCGGTTCATTAAATGTGACTGGTTCGGTTAATATTAATAATCTTATTAAATTAACACCGGTAACATCCTTCCCAAATGGACAAGCTGGAATGTTAGTAGCATCAGCATCGTATGGTAAAACAAATTTATATGTGTATGATGGCTCTAATTGGAAATGGTTAGTGACAGGTTCAATCGCATAATTTTACATAATCCCATTCTAAACACTATTCTTTTGATTCTTAATATTTATAGGTAACGATTAAAAAAGTACTTATAAATGGCACAAGAATTAATATATCCGGGTTCATCATCATTCTTTCCGGGACAAACTCCTTTTGGGATATACGATGATGATTATGTATTCCAAGAAGATGCACCAAAAATGGCACTTTGGTGTGCTAGAAGATTAGGTTTCCCTATTCAAAACGTAGAATTGCAGGATGAAAATTTCTATGCATGTTTTGAAGAATCGGTATCCGAATACTCCGCACAAGTAAATCAATTTAATATTCGTAATGACCTGTATTCTCTTAAAGGTAGAGATACTGGTACTAACTATTCTGGAAAATTGGTAGAAGGTAGTATATTGCCACATTTAGTACAAATTTCAGATGCATATGGTACTTTAGTAGGAGTTGGTGGAAATACTGAAATTAAGAAAACAAAAATAACTTTAACGGAAGGCCAGCAAGTGTATGATTTAGATACATTGATATCTGTGGTAAGTGAGAGTGGTAATCGCATTGATGTTAGTAAAGTTTATTTTGAAGCAACACCAGCAATCAATCGTTTCTTTGACCCATATTCAGTAAGTGGACAAGGTACTTTAAATTTAATTGATGAGTTTGGATTTGGCTCATATTCACCAGCAGCACAATTTGTATTGATGCCTGTATTTGAGGATTTATTAAGAATACAACATATTGAATTTAATGACCAAATTAGAAAATCGGCACATACATTCAATATCATAGATAATAAACTTACTATATTCCCAAGACCAACAGCTACAACAATATCAACAAAACCTAATATTTACATTGATTATTTTGTAAGAAAAGATTTTATAGCAAATTCTACATCTGTAAAATCAAATGTAGTTTCTGATTTTTCAAACGCAGGATATGATTTTATTCAATATACTACTATAAATGATGTAGGTAAACAATGGATTAGAAAATATACCCTTGCATTAGTAAAAGAATTATTGGGTGCTATTAGAGAAAAATATTCAACTATTCCAATTCCGGGTTCTGAAATTAGTTTAGATGGAGCTGCATTGAGAAGTGAAGCACAAACTGAAAAGGAAGCCCTAATGACTCAATTAAGAGAAACATTAGAAGAATTGAGTAGAAAAGTTCAATTTGAAAATAAAGCAAATGAAGCTAAGCAACAACAAGAAATGTTGCAAAAAGTACCATTAGCAATTTATATAGGATAATATGGCAAGATTTACGTTAGCTAGAGATATAAGATTCTTTGAAGGAATCTCAAGAGAATTGGTAGATGCAGTAGTAACAACTGGCGTTATACTTTACAAGCTTATTATTGAAGATAGTAAAACAAATCTATACGGAGAATCTCTTTCTAAAACTTATTATCAGGGTGTTAATTGTAACGCTATTATACAAAGAGAGGATAGCGCAGCCAATTACGAAGGATTTGGACCTGATGCATCTCAAACTGCACAATTCCGTTTTAATAAATTCACATTAGAAGATACGGGATTTTATCCTGAAATTGGAGATTTAATTTTTCATAATGAGGCATATTTTGAAATTGATAATGTAAACGAAGACCAATTGATAGGTGGTAGAACTGGAGATGAAGAACATTTTTCAATTGTATGTTTTACATTTATGAGTAGAAGAAGTACAATACAAACTGAAATGAGAGTAGTATAATGGAAAGAAAAGAAACAAATAGGGCCAAACAATTATCTATTGATAAAGAATTCCAAAAAGGAGTTAGTATAATTGATGTAGATAGTGCTATTGCATATTATATGTCTAATGTTATTATTCCTGATTTGAAAGAAAATGATACAATAGTAAAAGTTCCAATAATATATGGTAATGCTGAAAGATGGAAGAATGCTAGAAAAGATGGATATCTTAGAGACCAAAGAGGTAGAATACAAATTCCACTAGTAATGTTTAAAAGAACGGGAATTGAAAAAAATGATAATCTTCCACATTTTAAAGAGGGAATGACAATACCTGTTTTTAAAAAATATTCATCAAAAAATAGATATGATAGATTTAGTATTTTAAATAATACAAGACCTACATACGAATTATATAATATTACAATTCCATCTTATGTAAATGTAACATATGAAATGGTAATATGGACATCTTTTACAGAGCATATGAATACGATAATAGAAATGTTTCAAAATGAAAGTGAAAAATATTGGGGTAATGCAGATGGATTTAAATTTTTATCACAAATAGGCTCATTTGATACAACACAAGAAGTTGGAGAAGGGAGCGAACGAGTAATTCGTACAACATTTACAACGACAGTAAATGCATATCTTATTCCATCAGAAGTGGATAATAAACCAACAATTAAAAAATCATTTTCTGCAAAAAAAGTTGTGTTTGGATATGAAACTGATTTAACCGGCGGTTTATTCACAAATGTAACTGCTTACAATGAATATTATTATTTAATAGATTTTGTTGCAACTCGTAGTTCTAAACAAGCTCAATTTATAAATTCAACAACTGTAAAATTAACAAATGTTAAAAAACCAATATTACCACCTGAATTGCAAGGTTCTTTTGATGAATTAAATTGGTTTAAAGTTTATATTAATGGCGTATTACAAACACCATTAGATTACACATATTATTATGATGGTGGTACGAATGAAATAACTTTTATTTTTAGTAATTTAGGATTTCCATTGAGTAATCAAGATGATGTATTAATAACTGGTAAATTTAAAGAATTATGAAATTAAAAGATATAAAAAAAATAATGAATCAAATAAATGAGCCAAATGAGTTTGAATTATTTTTTGATGATGTTAAGCATCCATTTTATTGGATATATAAAATAGATAATGTAAGAGTAAAAACATTATATTATGAATTAGAAGAATTAAGAAAACCAAATGCTAGATTTGATGTTTTTATAGATGGCATATTTTATAAAGATGAAGATTATTTAGTAGAAACTAAAGCTAATAGTTTTTATATTAAATTTATAAAAGGAAATTTTCCAGAATTAGATAGATTTGGTAATCCATATGAGTTGGATGAAACAAACGAAGTAAAAATAAATGGAGATATTGAATATATTAAATAATGACAAGAAAATTACCAAATATAGATAGAGGAAATTCACTAATTAAAAGAGATAGAATTGAGTTTAGAAACTTTGTAACGGATGTTATTATAGACACATTTATTTACAAGTACACACCAACAACTATTTCATTAGATGAGACAGGAAAACTATTTACATTAATTTTAGAAAATAAAAAATTTATTATTGATATTTTAGAAGTAGATGATGTTAAAGATTATATTGATGTATATTTATTTGGAGTAAAGCAACCACAAGATAGATATGAAGTTGTGGTAGATGGAAACAATATAAGAACTACATTTACAGTAGATATAACAAGACTACCTGAAGATGTTTTAACAACTGATTTTGAAATTAAAGGAAAAATAGCAGAAATAATATAATGGCAAGATTAATACCTCGTAAACAAATTGAAGAACAACAGAATATTAGTGGTTCTCTTTCAATACAACAAAATGTTGAAATTGGACAAGATGCTATTATAAGTGGTTCATTGTTTGTATCTAAAAGTTTCTTTTTTGGAAATGATTTAAATGATAAAAGTGAAATTACTGGTTCTGTATTTTTAACAGGTTCATTGGTAATTGATGGAGAATTAAGAACCGCAGCACCAAACACAATTCTTTCTGTAACATCTTCAAATGCAATATTAGCAATAGATACACAAAGATATGCTGGTATTCTTGCAAAAGACTTTGGTTCTAACTTACCTACACTTTATGTATCTTCTACCGATGGTGATGATACAAACGATGGTAGAAGT